GAAGTATCTGTACCAATATCAAAGGTAACATTGAAGGGTGTTATGTTAAATCTTAGAAACATAACCTCATCTATTAAAACTGCAATTACAAGCAATACTCCTTCTGGGAAAAATATTTTATTAGACAAAATCAGATCTGGGCCTGCTGCATATATTGATAATGCATTTGGAAACTTTAACAGTAAGACTATATACGAAAATACTTTTGGCAAGTTGGCTCAAGTTTATGAAAGATTTACTGTTGACACTAAAAAAGATTTTGCAAAAATAGAAGCTGCTGAAAGATTTTTAGAATATGATGGGAAAGGTTTAATTCGTAGAACAGCCAGAGTAGGTAGTAGCGCGAATAAAATTGTAGCTAAAAAATATAAAATTAGATTACTTCAATTAGCCAGAGAGCATATATTAAATATTGACAAAAACGGAAAAGAAAACCCAGTAGCTCCTTCTGCAAAGAAAATGATAGATGCTACCTTAAAGTTTTTTAAAGATACAGAAGGTTATGAGAATGACTTTAAAATTCTTAATAAAATTGCTGAAGAGTTTACTGTAGATGGAGAGATTAGTTTAGATAAATTAGAAAAAAGTTTAACTCGTGGTGAGAAAAAAGCTTTAAAAATTTATGACGATGTCAATGCAAGTTTAGCATCAAAAGCTAAGTTTACATCCGCAGTATTGCGATCTAACAGAATTGATTTATTAAATGGATATTCTCACAGAATTGTTCTTAGTACTGCAAAAGATTCTGAAGTAGATGTAAAAGCAAAAGCAGATACATTTGCAAATGCCTCTACTAAAGGTGGTACAATGGTAGAGAGACAGAAAGGCGTTAGGCCAGTAAGTTTTGATCCTTCTCTTTCAGCACAAAGAGGTGTTCAAGAAACTAATTTAGATTACTACATGACACCTACAGTTCGTGAGGTTCAGAAGACTGCTAATAAGGTTTTAAAGAACATGGAGTCGGAAGGAACTGTTCCTTCAGTTAAGGCCGCTAAAGCTTTACAGAAGTCTCTTACTGAGATATTAAAAATAACTTTTACTGAGACTATGCGAGACGTTACTATTGCGGAAGAGGTTGCAAATAAAGTTAAGAGAACTGCTTATCAAGCTATATTAGCATCTGTAACAAGAATGGGTGCGGAGCTTGTTTCGAACATGAACTACATAGCCGCTAATCCAGAAGCAGCCTATCGAGGTTTTACTAAATATGCTACTCTTTCTTTTTTAGGAAGGAAAAAAGGAGCAGATATATTAAACGCATTAGGTTCTACAGATACAACAAAGCTTTTTGATCCTAAAAGCATATCTTCTCGTATGACAGATATGAGTAATTTTGCTCAGACATCTTCAAAATCACAAAGAGCAAGGAGTGCTTTTATGAATGTTATTGGTCAGCTTTTAAAGTTAGGGCCAAAACAAACTGTTGGCGCTATAGATACTTTGGCATCAGGAATAATACAAGCTCCAGATAAAGCATTATCAATACCAATGTGGTATGGTACTTTTTCTCAAACATTTAAAAATGAGACAGGTATAGATCTTTCTAAAAAAGATATGGAGGCTATTGGAGAGGGAACTTCTAAAATTCAGAATGAAGATGGAAGTATTAAGAAAGAATATAAGAAAGCGGTGGAGAGATCCACTCGTAAAGCTGATCAAATGGGGACTATGATTAGTAGTTCAAATAATCCATTTAAAGGAGTTATTAAAAACCAAAATAGAACTTTTGGTAAATCTTCTGGGGGTTTATCTAATACGTATCGAACTGTGAATAAATTCATGGCAAGTTTTAGTTTGTTTGAATATGGTACTGTTCGTAATGCTATTGGAGCGTTATATAGAAGCGGTGATATGTCCAGGACTCAAGCATCCGCAGTTTTGCTTGCCGCAACAGCAAGGATGACCATGTATCCTATTTTGTATGGTGTTTTCTCACAAGGCTTTGATGAACTTTTTACCAACGCAGAGGTTGAAGAGGATGAGTCTGATATTGAAGATATTATTATGCGTCAGACTGTTGGGACTATGTTGCAATTAATGACGCGTAGAAGTATAGGTAATGTTCCTAACCTTTTACCTTCATATGGTATTGAGAAATTTAATGAATTAATGATGGGTGACTTTAGAGAAGGAGATTACGATCCTTTTAAACATTCAATAAGTTTCTCTCAATTTAATGAAGATGATATTGCTAAGAAAGGTTTTAGTGCTACTATGTTAAAAATATTTGCTGGGCCAATGGGGCCGATATTAAATACTGTTGAGCGTAGTGTAGCTTTATTATATAGGTCTCAAAACAATAAAACCCAGGAGAGTCGTGATAAAAACATGGACGAACTTACAAGTAGAATGACTTTAGAAGCTTTAGGTAACATGGGACTTATTCCGTTTTATAAGGATGTAAGAAGGGTTCTTATGAAGGAAATGTTTGAGGATGGAGTTATACAACGAAGAGAGGTAAAAGCAAAAAAGGAACGTAAGAAATATATGGATTACTTAAAAATTAATGATCCAAATGAATATAGATACCAGCTACGTCAAGATAAACTAAAAGATTCTAATAAAATTAGTTCAGATGTAATTGGTGGAGGAGATGTTATAAAACAATAAATGTATGGCGTTTGACGAACATAAATGTATGATTGACAGTTATAAACTTTTGACTGGAAAAGAAACTTATAGTCAAATGCTTGAGCATAGAGAGGATGTGTACGTTATGTTTAATCCATCAGTTCCTGTTATTCCGATGGAAAATGATGTTTATGATAATGTGAGACAATACTTTGAAGACATCGAAGACTACGAGAAGTGCGCTGAGATACACTGGGCTAAGTGTAAGGCTAAAAATTCTTAGAATAATTCCTTCTCTCCGCTTCCAGTTTGTAGTACAAAAACGCTTGAAATCCATTTACGTGTGAGTCTGTTGGAAAAAAGTATTTCCATCCTTTTGATCTTCCTTTGTTGATGTAATAAAAAAAAGCTACCGCAACTTTACCACCAGTTTTTACAAAATTTACGCAAGCAGTGTGATCTGATGTTGGTATGACTTCTTCAACAGAAAAAGTTTCGTTATTTACATTTCCAACTCTGTTTACATTAGAATATCTATCGGCAATTGTCTGGCAAAATTCTTGTAGTTCTGTAGCTATTGTTTTATTCATAACATTTGTTGTAGTTTTTTTATTTTTAAAAGTACTTTAGCCGATTGAGGTAGTTTTTTTAACCTTAGTATTTCTATAATTATAGAAGGTTTATCGTTTTTAGATTTCATCAGATAAAGATTTAATTAAATCATTCATTAGTATAATTATATTCTTAGCTTTAGCTTTTGCTTTATCGTGATCTCTATCCATTAAATCTTCGTACAAATCATCAGTTAAAGAATGCATACTGTTGGACACATAGTTTATGTGATTTATCGCTTGTATGTCATCAGCTGATATTGGATTTGACATTAATCTATAGATTTTAATATAAGACGTCCCACTGATGGATCAATTTTAGATATAGCTTTGTATAGCTTTTTAGACTTAGACTTGGTAATATTTCTTTCGGTTTGAGTAGACTCTGTACCCATATTTGTATAAAGCGAGCAGTCTATAAAAAGCAAAGTGTCAACTTTCTTTTTTGGAGACCATGAAGAAAAATTCATGATTTTATCTAAATCTTCAAACGTATATTTACATTCCATTTAATAAGGTGTTTACTTTTCTCTTAAACTCGTCAAACCTATCTCCAACTCTAAATCCCCACTCTTGACTTAGCTCTAAGTATTTGTGATATTTTCCTGTGTAGTCAGAAAGCTTATTATTTAGCTCATCTACCTCCAAATTTAACAATTTATTTTGATTTATAAGGTATCTTATCCTTGTTTTTAGCTCTTGGTCTGAAACTTCAACAGAGTTATCAACATTTCCAAGCCACATATACATAATATTATTATGCTTACTGGCCAGTGTTTTATCAAATTTTAATAAGAAAGGTAGTTGTTTTAGGCTATGTAATACTGTTGCGTGGTTTTTGTTGAAAACTTTTGCAATATCAGATAGCGTCATATTTAAATGTTTTCTTAATATTTTGTATAAGATAGCTCTTCCAAACACATATATTCTCTGTCTTCTTTTAGAGTTTTGAATTAAATCAATACCCAGCTCTTCGTTTATAATTAATATTATATTGTTTATGCCTTTATCAAGAGGTTTCATTTTATATGTAAGTTTAAATTAATTAAATCAAGATAATCATCGGAACTTATTATTTGTAGATCCGACAACATTAAAAAAGAACCTTGTGTTCTTATTACTTCTAATGCAAAAAATATATTTTTATTTTTATAATTTACTGTACCTCCTAATATTTGAGATATATAATCGTTTACTGGTAGATATAAAACTTTAGTATCAATATACTCAGAAATAACCAGCGACAATCCAAACTCAAGCGAGTCTAAAGCCTCAAGATATTCTTCATAAACATCATAGCCATCATCCTTTATATACTTCAGTTTTAAACCCATACTTTTTTAATTCTTTTATTCTAAACTTTTGAAGCTCAGACAATACTCCCTTTGGTTTTTTTATTTCAGAAAAAAGAACATCACATCCTGGAGGAAGCGCTATTAAATCAGGTATACCATTTTTATTTGTAAGTTTTAGTTTTATAACATAATAACCCTCTGCTTCAAGTTCTTTTATTCTTTTGTTCTGTATCTGTTGTTCCGTCATATCCGTTTTGTTTCCAGTCAATCCAAAAACCAATTCCTACCATGATATGTAAAACAATAGATAAAGCGTATTCATACAGGTCATGCCAGGTTGCAAAGTGTAAGTGTACGTGTCCAATTATCCAAAATGGTATTGCCATTTGTTGACTGTACCAAATTAAAAAAAATTTTATAAACTTCATAGCGACAATAGATCTCTTTTAAAATGTCTTAATGTGTAATCCTTTTTCTTTGTAACTGCCTTGTATATGTCAGCTTCAATACCTCCACGAGAAAATATCCAGTACACATCACTCTCTAATCTTTCTTTAGTTGTCATACGATCCCTGGATTGCCAGTAGCTGGTTGCGGAGAAATCAATATTATAATACACCAGGCATTCAGCCTTTCGGAGAGAGATCCCTTCTCTACCACTAACGATTTGCAAAGCTATGGTTTTATTTGTTTCGTTAAATGTTTGTAAATCAGTACATAATTTATCTCCGTAAACCTCTTTTAATGCATTTAACTCTTCTTTAAATTTATAAAATATACCGATTTTAGAATCAGCAAAGTTATCGTGGATAAACTCTGCTTTGCTTAAATCAATAATCATAGAATTACCAGACTCAAACTTTACAGTTCCAGAATACATTTGATGAAGCTTCATCATAAGTTTTACTGGCGTGTCAGCCAATATTACATCTTCACTTCCTTCAATAACTAAATGTTTTTTCAATTTACTTGTTAGTTGATACGTCATTGGACTCATCTCTACCTCTAAAATATGCTCTTTAGTATCAACCTTAAACCCAGCTTCTTTTTGAGTATAAGAAATAGTATGTGGTTTCATTTGATCAATTATAGATTGTAGGCCATCTGAATAATCGTTTATGTAAAGAGAATTGATTTTTCTTTGCTTAACATTTACGTATTGTTTAGAAAACTTATAAAAGTTTACATAATTACTGAATGGGTGTTTACGAACTACTGAAACCTGGTGATACATCTGACTAAATGATTCAGGTGTAGGAGTACCAGATAAGAATATTACAAAAGGATCGTTTTCTAATATCAAAGAACGCACTTGCGTGGATCGTTTGTTTCTTTTTGGAAAAGCACCCATACCATGAGCCTCATCACATACTACCATATCCCAACCTCTCTGGTCTATTTTATGAAGTGATTCGTAATTAATAACAGTGATATTATAAGAAGGATTAAGAAGTTTATAGTCATCTTCTATACTGCTTATGGCTTTTTTCTTAGTAATAAATAAAAGGTTAGACACTGGCAAAAGCGCACTTACACCCAAGCTTGTGAGAGTTTTACCAGTTCTCACCTCCATCGCAAGATAAACAAATTTATCTTTTAACAACAGAGGTTTAGCCTTGTTAATTATTTCTTTTTGATAGTCTCTAAACTCCATATTAAAAATCTAATCTTCCGTTTTCCTCCAACTCGTGCTTACTTCTAAATCGTAACCACCTACCTTGCGAATCCCTATCTTCCTCTGGTTTACAATTATATTTATACACAGAGTAAGCGGTAAGCCATTTATAAAACTTAGTTCTTGAAACAGTGAACTTAGACTTTGGAGCAAAGTCTGGATTGTCTTCAACAAAATCTAAGTATAAATCACTTTTGTATACCCTTCCAGATTGCTTTAACTTTTCGTGTTGCGATCCACCACCTATTTCTCCACTCCACTCTAAAAATTCGTGACACGTTTCTGCGGATAATTGTCTTGTTTTTAGGTTTATAAATTTTGATTTTATAAGGCCATGATTCATATAGGTTTGAACACAACTTATCATATAATTATCAAAGTGACACCATTCATCATCATCCCATTCTCCAAACATAAGTTTTCCAAACTCCATAAGTGGCGTGAAATCTTTAGTGTAGTGCTGGGCTAATTCTAATTCCCATTTTCTTCTTTCAAACGATGATCCCTTACCTTTAATAGCGTAGTTAGTTGTAATAGAAACTTTAGGAGATTTACTAAAGGGAATCTTTATAGCATCTTTGTTTTTCTTTTCCAGGACTAAGCCTTCTGTTACAACAGAAAATAACCTTTCAAAGTCAAAATGTTTTTTTACATCATCAAAACATAATATTTGAGTATCAACACTAACAGTTTGATAAGCAAAACTTTTTTCAAAATTAAATGACTTACCATCTATAAATACTAATTTTTTCATATGACTCAAGGCGTTCATAAAAATACCCTTACCTGTCCCTCCTTCTGGATTGTCTGATATTACCTCATCATTTAATATTACTGCTGGGCAGTAGGATAAGTTTTTCCAAGCATGAAGTAAATAACCAATTGTTGACTTCATAGAATTAACTCTGTTTTCATCTTTGCCACAAATATTTTTAATAAATTGCTGGTAATCACAACTTTCCGCATCGCATTCATTAAAAACCCTATCTATAACGTGGTCTTTCCATACATATCCACCTAAGTCAAGGTAGTCAATCGTTATAAGTTTATTATTAGTTATTTTTACCGCACAATTTTTATAATATAGATAAGCGCTATCCTTTGTGTCTTCTATAAAGTAAACCGCTATAGACGATAGAAGGGTAAGAAACTCTTCCCTAAAATACCTGGTGTGTTCAGCAAAATAATTATAAACACTTAGATCATCTACCTCTAATAGATAATTTAAAATAAAATCTTTTATTTCTTTTTCAGACGTGTGGTCTATTAAGTTGTTGGTTACTCTGACAAAAACATAATTCTTACTTCCTTCAGGGTTAAACTTATAAAATCCATTTTCCTCCAGGAATTGCTTGAAAAGTATATGAACTATTTTTATAACTCCTTTGTCGTTTTTTGTCCAAAACTGATTGTTTGCATTTTCTTCATCTAAACGAGCCAACACATTATCTATGGTAGCGACCTCAATATCGGACTCTTGTAATTGAGATCTAATTTCTTTTTTTGGCACGCCTCGTTTTAACTTCATTCTCAAGTTATTAAGTCGATCTTCATCTTCATAATACTTTGTACCAAAATTATGCTTGTTGGAATAAGCGCTTCGTATTGTTCTTCTTATCTCTTCCCTATCAAAACTTTTTGTTTGATAGTTATTTAATACTGACTCAGCTAAAGATTGGTATACTCCAAAGTCATTTAAAGCGGAGGCCAAAACATAAGCGTTATTATTTCTTTCTCCTTCATTCATAGGAAACTTTTTTTCCCACCATTTAACTAATATTTCTACTATTTTGTTTTCATCAGTTACTGGTATTGTCGGTATATCAGTATTCTTATTTACCTCATTGTATTCTTGTTCTTGTATACTATCCCATAAACTTGATTGAGCGTTAATATGAATTAACGGATCGTAAGACTCATAGCAGACTCTTGAGACATTCTTACAAGACTTGTCGAAGTAATCGCTATCGAAATGTTTTTGAAGGCTTAGAAAGTAGTTTTTGTGATTCTCTGTGATTGGAGGTATTTTAACTAAAACCTTTAAACCATTTCCACTTGGAGAAATAAATACCGCATAAACATATTTATCTTTTGAAAGCTTTTCTTTTTCTTGCAATAAATCTTTACTTGAGTTGTATCCATCAAAGTCAAGACAAATTAAACCACTATGTTCTTTGAGCGCTTTGTCATTTCGTTTTGTAAACTTTCCGCTAAAACAAATTGCTGGTAATTTTTGTTTTAATATATTCCTATTGCTCTTATCTTTTTCGGCACGTATTTTTTTAACTATATCCTTGGAAGATCCATCTTGTATTCTTTTCAGCACCAGGTTTATGTTTCTGTAGAAGGGTTGTGATGTCTGTTTTATGTCTTGAAATATGGTTATGTCCATTTTATGTTGATTTTATGTTGATTTTATTTTACTTAACTATCTGTTTATTAGTTACTTATATATTTTAATGTCGAAAATGTCAATAATATATAATAATAATGTAGATAAAGAAGTATTTACAATGTTTTTTTTCTATAGATCTCTCTATAGAGTTAAAATTTTGTCATTCGACACGAGACAAAAGGTAAAAAAAGGGAGCGTGAACTCCCTATTTATTCAGTTTGTATTAATTAAAACGGAAGGCCATCTCCTTCGTCAACTGCATTTAGCAAAGGCTTTTGCTCTGTCTTCTGTTCTGGCTTAAATGTATCAATGGCTACATAATGTGTTTTGCCATACTGATCCGTCTCTCTTTTTTTCTGTACAATAAGTTTTACATACTTTTTGTTGTTGTACTCAAAAATCCAATCTTTTGGAAGATCTGATAAGCAAACAGATACTGCGACCTGGTCTCCATCAAATTTTTCTTTTCCACTTCCTACGTAAATTTTGTCTTTTACTTCACTCATTTTTGTTTATTTTAATTGTTTGTTCCATATGGGTTATGACAGATAACATAACTTCAGTCTTATGCTCTGCACTATTACAAGACATTGGAACTTTTATCCACATAATAGTATTTTTTTCAGTTCTCTTTAGGCTTTTATAAAGTCTGCCTATGTATGTATGTATGTATGTCTTCAGTTGCTTCATCACTAAAATATTTTTGATACACCTCTACTGCTTGCTCAACTTTCTCCTGGCCTCCTTGTATAAAACTTTGAGAACATTCAAATATACCAAGCCTTGCAGTTCTTTTATCTATTACCAGGAATATTAATGGCTTACCAAATAACCTTTGGTATATGTATGCTTGACTATCGTAATTATAAGTTTTTGCGCTATACATAAATTTATCGATATCAGAACTTGTTTTGATGTCAATAATCAAATTACTTTTATGGTTTAAGATATCAGCCTTTCCTTTCCAATCTAAATTCATTATTTTTTGAATTTCTGGAACTTCGTAATCATTATTTTCTTCATAAATAAGATCAAACATTTCCATGTTAGAGGTCATTTTGGTACATAAAAAATCCAGATGTTCCCTTTCTTTTGTTAGTAACAACATTTCTTCTTTCGAGTCAGCTAACGCATCCTTGTATTTAACAGTTGATCTTGTTGATGCATCTACTTCCTGGAAGTCTTTTATTTTATGTGGCTCTAATATTTTAGTGTGAAAATATCTACCTTCAAGCATTGGCTTTGTAAATTCATTACTTACTCTAAACTGAGTAGGGTTCTTTAATAGCTTTCCTATGTCTGAGTTTGATAAATATTGCTTACCAAAATCTCCATAGTATTTAGCATCATCTTCCAGGTTTTTAAGTATATCTGTTTTAGTCATCTTTCATAGATTTAGCTAATTCTTTTTTGACTGTAGCCTTAATACTATATTTAGCTTTTAATCTTTCGGTAATTTCCTCCAAGCCTAACGCTTTATTTTTAGCAACATAAGTCAACACTTTTGACCAATTCATGTCTCCAATCTCTAATGTGATTAAAGTTTCAGTCTTTTGTTTTGTCGTGGTCTGTGTTTTTTTATGTTCCTGGATCTCTGGAATTATTAGAGTATCTTCATTTGCGTAAAGACTTAAACCAAGGCCATGCATAGCAATAGCTTTTGCAGTTGCTCTTTGAATTGCAGTGTTAACGTCCATAGAAGTTATTTTGTCAACAGTGATAGAGTTATGTCTAAAGTCTTTAATAGGTAAATAATCAATATGCTCTATGTCATTTACCACTATACCTACTTTTACATAGCCAGTCATTCCATCAGAAAACCAATTTAAACCTGTCTCTTGCGCCTCATATACTATACGTTGCGCTCCTGGGTTTGATTGTTTTAAATAATTCCAGGCTATTGCCCAGGATAAGTAATTAAAGTTTCCTTTCTTTTTTACGTGCTTGGAAATATCTTTTGCAACCAAGTCTTTGAAGTAATTTTCATTTTTGCTCATTTGTATTTAATTTTAGGTTTAAATCTTTTATTTTGTTTGCATACTTTAATAGTATGGCTTCTCTTTTGTTTTTTAAGTTCTGTATATGCTTATCGTTCTTTCGAGTGTTTACTTCTGTCTTTATTTTTGACTCGATTAGTTTTAATTTAAATAAGCAATTTTCAATATTTAATTTCAAACAACCTATTGTCCAACCATACTCGAAGAAGAAATCATAATGATCATTTTGAATTACCTTATAGTAATCTCCATTTCTGTTTAAGTCTAATATTTCAATCCTATCACTAAACTTTTGAATCTTTATACCTTTACTTAAAACACTTTCGCCATAAGGCATATCTTCTTGAATACTATTATTACATAATTTAGCTTGAATAAAAACTTGTTTTAAATTATACATTATTATTTTTTAGTATCTCCTGGACTAAATCATTAACATCAGTATCATTACTTATTAGATCCTTTGCTTTATTATATCCATGTATTATAGTTGAATGAGTTACTTTAAAATCATAACTTTCTAAAAACCTTTGTATGTAAGATATTCTTATTGGTCTCTCCATACATAAATAATATAGCATTTGCCTGGCATCTACTATATCTCCTCGTCTTGTAGAGGTAAACATTTCATCTAAAGTTAGATGAAACTTTTTTGCTACCGCAGTAGCATAGTCATCAAATATTTGTTTCTTCATTATTGATTAATTTTATTTAATTCAAATTGTAAATGATTTATAGCCTTCTGAAGATCTTCATTAGGCGTGTTGTGTTTTCTGTATGCTCTTAAAATATAAGTGCAAGCAGTTCCTAAATTATAATTTAAATCAAAATTATTCACAACATCTATTGCGGTGTAATTATTTTTACCATCATAATAAGAAGGGGTGTCTACTTTAATATTTTTATCTTCAGTACACTGAAGTTCGTCTGTCCTGGTTTCTGTATAATTCATATTAACCATTTATAAATTTATATAATTGAAAAGCAATAAAATCACTATCTTCATTTAATGTGTCTAATTCTTCGTCTGTCATTTCTCTACCATCATATTCTGCATATGAGATAAATGCATCACAGAAATCTGGGTAATCTGCGGTGTCTATTCCGTCTACTTCTACGTCGCTAATCTTAGCGTAATCTAAATTTATCATATTAACCATTTTATAAATTTATATAATTGAAAAGCAATTAAGCAAGAGATCGCTCCTATGAATGACCATACTATAAGTTTCATATTTTTATCTTCTTTTCCCATAACTAAATACCTAAAGGATAATCATCATCTTCCATAGCAGTAACCTCCTGGCTTTTATCGGCGGTGTCTTCTTCGTCATCGTAAATGTTATTAATAATGTTTGAACACATGGCCATATGTATAGCGGTGTTTCTTGCTTGTGGGTTTTGAGGATTGAATGACTCAAATAGCATTCTTAGTGTATCGTCCATAATTTGATTAAATTTTAATTAAACTTAGTTCACAAATATAATGTAAAACAATCATAAATACTAATTTAATCGTAGATATTTATTTCTAAATTTATCTCCAGGTATTCGTAATAGTTTCCTATTTCAGAATGAATTACCTGGTCTTCTCCTATGCAAATTTGAAAAGCCTCCAGGCCTCTTTCTTCGAGATCATATAAAAAATCTTCAATTAGTTTTACGTCTGGATAAGGGCTATGCCATTTCAGATCAAAGATACTTGTGTATATCATCATTCCGTCTTCTGTTTCTTTTAAAAGCGAAAATAAATCTGGAAAAACAAAACGCCTCTCCGAGTTTTGAAGTTTGAATAATCTAACTTTCTCCGTCTTTGGTATTCCTATTATTACCTGGCTACTATATCCCATTGTTTTGCATTTTATCAGCCCATATACAAGCCTGGTTATAAATTCCTCTATCATATTCTTGAATAAAGTCTACAAAGTCATTAAACCAGGATAGTTGAGGTTTAATTTTGTTGATCTCGTTTGTTGCTTCTATAAAGTCTCCCATTAGTTCGGTAACCTTATTGAAGTCTCTGTCTATTTGTGTTTCCGCGTATGCCATAATTATTAATATTTATTTTCTTGAGCGTATTCCCATACCCTGGTATTAAGATCATCGTTTACCCAATCCCAAAAAAAGTCGGTTATATCTACTCCGTTTAATTCTACATTTTCTATTTCTAAATCAGCTTCTGGAGGATACTCATTGTCTCCGTCATTCCAATAAAATTCGTAATTTATATCTAATTCATAGTTGTCTTCAACTATTGAGTATGTGCCTTTTGTCTTCATAAATGGCCTCCAATCATTAACTCATCACATTCATATCTCCATTCTGATTCTGACTCTGTTTCATTCATTCCTTTATAATCATCTACTCCATTACCATAAACAAACTCAGCATCGTTTAACTTGTTTTCAATGTCATCAATCCAATCTCCTTCCTTATGAATTATAAATTCATCTATACTTGTGTATTTTCCGTTATCTAATTTATAATGATCAAATTCATCTTCGTCAATTTCAATTTCTATCTCAGCAAATTTATGGTAGACTTGTCTTTGTTGTATCTTTACTTTCATAATTAATAATTTTCAGTTCTTTCTATTAAGTTTAATACGTCGTGTATTTCAATTCCCTGGTACTTGCAATTATTTGTTATAAATTCCTTAATAGGTAATTGCTTTGGATCGTCAAAAAAGTCTCCTAATTTTTTACCGCTTTTTATTTGGCTATCAGCAAGCCTTTTGAATATTCTTTTTATATACCAATTACTTGTCCAATAGATACCGCCTTCTCCGTCTGTAATTTTTACATGAGGGGTTTTAGTAATATCCTTGTTAAAGTCCCAGGTTTTTTTCTTTTTATCATAACCTATTATATTACATATTATATCTCTATATTGTTTTACAGATAAAAAGTCAAATGAATTTTCGTAATGACTTGATATTTCTCTCTCGCATCTGTCTTCAATGTCTTTTATTAATTGATCAAACTTTGCTTGTCCATACAATTCTCTATAAAAGTCTCTAAACTTTGTGTATTGAGTTTTTTCTCCAAACATTGTAAAGTTTGTGTCATAATCTAAATCTTCAATGTCCAGGAATTTTACACTTCCAAATTTTTGGGTTGTAAGGCCTCCGTTTACATGAGTTTCAAACTCTAAACCTTTTCCGTTTGTAATGTTAAACGTAAATCCAAATCTTACGTAGTCTGTGTGCTTCTGTGTTTTTAATAGTTTCATTTTATTTGATTTTATTTAATTAATATGGTTTTAAATGTTCTGTGTTGTTTTCTCCGTTAAATCTTTCCTGGAATAATAATTTTTCTGTATGATCTTCAATTATTCTTTCTTTATCCTCCAGGGTTATACCTTCGTACTGATCAATTAAGCCTTCTAAATAGGCCTCGTTCTCCATAAGATCCGTACAATCTTTTGTATATGGGTAATATGGAGCGATATACGTACCGCCTCCGTTTCCGTCATTCCATATAACTACATTCATTTGATTTGTTTGCGCTTCATATCCCAGGCCTCTTCGAGTATTGAAATACCTTACACTTCTTACTTTCAATTTTTCCGCAAATGCTTTTTTATCTAATGCGTTTCTTAATAATCTATCAGCCTCCAGGCTTACGATTTTTTCTTGTTCCATTTCGCTCATAACTATAAATTTTTTCTTATTGTTTTATATTGTTCTATTTCTGATAATACTTGATACTTGTAATGGTTTGTACATATTAACAAGGCCATTTCTCTGATCCAATCCAGGTTGCTCATTTTACAATTATCAATATCAAGTTCATAGAATTGTATTAAGTCTTCTTGTATATCAGCATACTCTATGTTAATGGTTTCCTTTAGTTTTTTCCTGGAGAGTTTATCTATCTCGCCTTGCATAGCCTCAATTCTGTGGCTTAAAAATTTAATGGTTTCGTTTTTGCTCATAACTTATTTATTAATTTTATTAATATACTATCGTTAGTCGTTAGTATTTATAAATGATCCGTTTTCTGTAAATTCATATTCATTAGCCTCACAAAGATCCGTTAAACCTTCATCAGAATAAACGTATTCAGTCTCCTGGTGTAATTGTTGCAATACATTATTTAAAGAATTGCTTTTCAATCCCTTAATTATCTCTTGATCCCAAAACGTACCCGTTAATTCACATTTATCAGCCTCCAGGCTATCCAAGGCTAATTTATCATACTCACTAAACTTTATGTACTCGCCTCGGCATGGGCTTTGACTTATTGAATAGTCGTTTCTTCCTCCTATCTCCTGGGTTAATTTTTTTATACTATCAACTAACTCATATACTGAAAATTCATTCAAGTCGTGAAAATTTTCTCTGATCCATTTGAAGCATAAATCTTTGCTTGGGTGTTCGTGTATCTGATAAACTTTTGTTTTAATTACTCTCATTTTTTTATATTTAATTAGATTAATTTTGTGCAATATAGTTATTATAAACATTCTGTACAAGTTTTTTAAACTTTATTTAATTTTCATTACCTAACCATTGGTGATATATGTAGTCATATTCTACATTCATTATTTCAGCAAGTGCCTCGAAAATTCTTTCTCTTACCAGGCTATCT